TCACTTATAGACGCAACTGACGATGTTATTGCATTAGGTTGGGAGAAAGAAACCGAAGAACTGGATTTCTCTATAACAAAAAGGTTAGTGTTTAAATTTGGACAAACCGAAGAAGAAGTAAAAAATAAATTATATGAACGAGATATCGTTCTTGAGTTTGAAAAAAAGGTAGTATATGAAAACTAAAAACCCTATAACCGTATTGTTGGAGAATGGAATTCATTTTTCCACTTTAACAAATATGTCAGAAAACCAAATTAAAATTTTGGCGGAAAGATTTAAAAAAGAAGAATCTAAAGAGGCGGTTACTAAAACTGTGTATCAACCATTAAAAAATCCTAAAGATATGGAAGCAGTTCAAAATATGGTAACTAAAACAGACCCTAACGCATCTGTTGAATTGGAGGAAAAATTTGAATCTAAATCTCAACAAGGATTATTTTGGGCAAAATGTAATAACTCTAAAGGTAAAGAAAAAACAAAGTGGTGTAAAATGGCAAAAGAGTTTTCTGACGACACAACTAAAAAAGATTATAAAAAAATGCCGGAAAAGATACATCCTGAAAAAACAGTTAATTATAAAAAGAAGACTCAAAAGGAAAGTTACGAAAAATTCCTTGAGGATAGAATAGTTGAGATGGTTCACAATCACGTAAACCCTAGATTAACTAAAGGTGAGATTAAAAAAACAATCCAAGAAAAATCTGAAGGTATGATGTTGAGGAACCCGAAAAGAAATACTATGTTTTCTAAAAATGAAGGTATGGAAATGAAAAAAATGGGTAAACCAATTGGTAGAATGTTTTCCGCGGGTAAAACACCTATGGATGAACAAGGAACACAAGAAAAAGAAAGAACTAAAGAAAAAGAACCCGGAACAAAAAATCCACCAAAAAGAAGAGGTAACCCTTTTAAAAACCCAAATCCTGGTGTGAAAGAACAACCAAGAGGTAATAGTAAGGATGATGTTAAAATGACTTTTATGAATCAAATTAAACAAGCGTTAAAATAATAAAATGGCAGATAAGGACTTAGAAAGATTAATCAGGAAGATAATAAAAGAAGCACCTGTAGATTATGGTGATTATCCTGAAAGAATGGACCCAAAAACTCAAAGTAGAATTGAGGATCCTGAAAACATATATGCAAAAAACAGAGCATTTAAAGGTGGGGTTTCTGATGTTGAGAAAATTACCGGAAAAAGATTTAAAGAGGTTGTGGATTATGTTAAAAGATATTTTAACACTCAAGAAAATATAACTGATCCGCATGTAATGAGATCTATTGTTGCGGAAATGATGAGTGCGGCTCAACAATCAATGATTATTGAATCATCCCATAAAGATAAATTAAAAGATTTGGCGGTGGAAATTGCCGCGAAAGAAGAAGGGTGGTTAGATTATTCATTAACTATGGATGATGCGATTAAAAACAAAGATGTTAGTAAATCACCAATACAAGGTGCCGGAACTAGATATGGTTTTGAATTTATCAATGTTGATGCATTCTTAAACGAACAAAAGATTGATCCAAGTCAGTTCCAAATGAAAGAAAAGGATTTACCTAAATTGGAACTTCCACCAAATTTCTCATTTGATATTGACGAATTAACACCTGAAGAACAAAGACAACTTGAGATTGAAAAGAGACACGTCATCAACGCATTGATTCAAGGTAAGGGTAAAAGAGGACAATTTTCATACCAAGCTTTTAAAGATAGATTAGATGAGATTGATCCAAGATTGTATTCTTTATACAATAAAATAATGTCAGGGAATGATTTAATATATTTTACTAACGAAGATTTAATTGAAATGATGGGTGGGAATGCCGCAGGTTCATCAAGTGTTGAGAGTGGTGATGAAGACGACGACGAAGAAGGTGGTGAAGAAGGTGAAGGAATGGATGTTGTTGTTGCAAATGGCATAATATTTCCCATTTTATTACACGAATTAGTTAAAGGTTTTGCGTCAGTTGCGTCAAGAGAACAATGGAGAGATATGGATCCGTCAATGGCACAAGATGTTATGGGTAAAACTGATGTATTCTCAAATGAACCAATGCAATTTAGAGTTGGTGCAGAACTTGTAAGAAAGTTAAGAACATTATTACCTGATGAATTAATTTTAGACGAAAGAAGTAAGGTTTATATTCCTTTCTTTGAAAGAATCCTTTACGGTATCCCCGCAGAAAGATTCCTAAAAGAAATTATGTCTAATGTAATATCTGAAAGAGAGGAAGATAATAATAAAGTAAGAAGAACTTTTGAGGACATTCTTAAACGTGCAAAATCTGATTACCAAAAATATAAAGGTAATGATGAGGATGAAGACGAAGAAGAAGATGATAATGATATCTTATCACAATTAGGACTATAACATATTTAAATAATTAATAAAACCCCCTTTTATGTAAATAACTGGGGGTTTTGATATTTATAGTTAAATAGTTTTATGGCTTTTACTAAAGAACAAGTAATGTTGGAGTATGTCAAATGTATGAAGGACACTCCATATGCATTAAAAACATATCTACAAACTTACGATAATACGGTGTCACAATATGTTCCACTACAATTATTTCCCGATCAGATATCATTGTTAGACGATTATGAAAACTTCAATGAAAACATTGCACTGAAGTACCGTCAGGCGGGTGTATCAACAGTAACCGCGGCTTGGGTGTCTAAAAAATTAGCATTCGCTAAAAAAAACAAACCTGAAAAAATTCTAATTATTGCCAACAAATTGGATACGTCGTTAGAGATGGCGAATAAAATTAGAGGGTTTGTTGGACAATGGCCGAAATGGGTGGGAATTGATTTTGCCGCAGAAAAAAATTCACAAAAACATTATAAATTAAACAATGGATGTGAGGTTAAAGCGGTGGCAACATCAAAGGATGCCCTTCGTGGATTTACACCTACGGTTCTTATATTTGATGAGGCAGCATTTATTGAGGCAGACAGTGATTTTTGGGCTGCTTGTATGGCATCCCTATCCACAGGGGGTAAAGTGATTGTGGTTTCAACACCAAATGGATACGATCCAATCTATTACGAAATATATGATCAGGCGTTAAGAAATATGAATGACTTTAAAATTACAGAAATGTATTGGTTTAGAGACCCTCGTTATACGAAGGATTTATATTTGGTTAAAACTGAAGATATAATTCATTATCTATTAAATAAAGAAGAATATACTGACGAACAGATATTAAGTTGGGAAGGAATTCCATTTGAAACGAGAAACTATGATGACCTTAAAGCAATAATGGATACTGGGTATAAACCTTGTTCCGATTGGTTTGAAAAAATGGTTAAGAAACTTAAATACGATAAACGTAAAGTTTCTCAAGAGTTAGAATGTAACTTCCTTGGATCGGGGGATAATGTATTTGATTCAAAAATGCTACAAACAATTCGTGAGAATATGCTTAAAGAACCCCAAAATAAAATGATGGGTAATTCTTTATGGATATGGAAGGAACCAGTTATTGGACACAAGTATATAATGGGGGTTGACGTTTCTCGTGGGGATAGTGAGGATTTTTCAACAATACAAATTATTGATTTTGATGAACGAGAACAAGTTTTAGAATATATTGGAAAAATTCCACCTGATGTTTTGGCTGAAGTTGCCTATAAATGGGGTAATATGTATTCTGCATTTATTGTGGTAGATATCACAGGTGGAATGGGTATTGCAACATCAAGAAAACTACAAGAACTTGGATATAAAAATATGTATGTTGACGGGGTTGATTTAAACAATACTTGGAAATACAATCCAAAGTCACTTGATAAAATCCCCGGTATTAACTTCAACAACAAAAGGGTTCAAATCATTGCGGCTTTTGAGGAAGGAATGAGACATAAGTTTAGAATGTATAGTTCAAGATTATTCAATGAAATGAACACATTTGTTTATGTTAATGGTAGACCGGATCACCAAAAAGGACATCACGATGATTTAATTATGTCAATCGCAATGGCGTTGTATGTTGGAGAATCTTCGTTTTCAAGTTTGGAAAAGGTAACCGAACAAACAAAGGCGATGTTGGATTCTTGGACGGTAAGTAATAATGAATCAGTTAAAAATATAATAGATTTTAACCCCGTAATTCCACATATGAATCAAGATAGGTTTAGAGACAATTCAAGTGCAAGTAGAAAGGATTATGAAACCTATGGGTGGTTATTTGGGAGTAGATAATATTTATAATAAAATATAGTATGGGATTATCAAGTAGAAAAAGATCAGGTAAGATTATCGCGGGTAGTGCATTGATAGTACCGGGACAACCTATTTTAAGTGCTAAAAAATTTGAGATAACTTTCTCAAATAAAAAAGGTTCATTGCCCGAGTCGTATAATGAACAAATATCAAGTTCGGGAAACACATCTAATAACTAATTCTATACTTATAAATAAAAGTGATTAAAATTATATAAATAAAATTAAATAGTCAATATGGAACAAAATCAAAATAATCTAACTATTTGGCAAAGATTATCTCAAGCATTTGGTCCGAATTCTTTATTAGGTCAAGATTTACCAACATACAAACTTGATAAAACAGAGTTATTAAGAACCACAGATAAGAAAGAATACGAACTTGAGAAATTACAAACTCAACAATCAATGTACCTGTCGGGACAATGGGCAAAGATTGAGAATAACTTATACACACAAGCGGTTTATTATGAACCAACAAGATTAGCATCATTTTATGATTATGAATCAATGGAGTTTACTCCTGAAATTTCTACTGCCTTGGATATCTATTCTGAAGAATCAACTACCGCAGATCAAGATGGTTATATATTACAGATATATTCTGAATCAAAAAGAATAAAAGGAATATTAGCAGATTTATTTAATAATATTTTAGATATTAACACCAATCTTGCTATGTGGACAAGAAATACTTGTAAATATGGTGACAATTTTGTTTATTTAAAACTTGACCCTGAGAAGGGTATTGTTGGTTGTATGCAATTACCTAATATTGAAATTGAAAGGTTAGAGAGGGGTATGGCTGCAAAATCGGTAAATGCTGAAGTTGACCCAAAATCAAAAGGTTTAAGATTCCATTGGAAAATTAAAGATATGGAATTTAACTCTTGGGAGATTGCTCACTTTAGATTATTGGGTGATGATAGAAAACTTCCTTACGGTACTTCTATGTTAGAAAAGGCAAGACGTATATGGAAACAATTATTATTATCTGAAGATGCAATGTTAATTTATCGTACATCAAGAGCTCCTGAACGAAGAGTATTTAAGGTGTTTGTTGGTAATATGGATGATAAAGATGTTGAACCATATGTACAACGTGTTGCAAACAAATTCAAACGAGATCAAGTGGTGGATTCAAAAACAGGTAATGTTGATATGAGATTTAACCAAATGGCGGTAGATCAAGATTATTTTGTCCCTGTAAGAGACCCGGCACAAACAATGCCAATTGAGACATTAGCAGGAGCTCAAAACTTATCTGAAATTGCGGATATTGAATATATCCAAAAGAAATTAGTAACCGCATTAAGAGTACCTAAAGCATATTTAGGATTTGAGGAAGTTGTTGGCGATGGTAAGAATCTATCATTACAAGATATTCGTTTTGCAAGAACTATTCATAAGATACAAAAAAGTATGATTGCCGAAATGAATAAAATTGCAATCATTCACCTATACTTATTAGGATTTGAGGATGAATTACAAAACTTTACATTAGGACTTACAAATCCATCCAAACAAGCAGATCTATTGATGATTGATGTGTGGAAAGAAAAAGTTCTTTTATATAAAGATTTGGTTACTGAAATCCCTAACACAATCCAACCAACATCCTCAACTTGGGCTAAAAAACACATTTTTGGATTCTCTGATGAAGATATTAAATTGGATGTTCAACAAATTAGATTAGAAAGAGCGGTTGCCGCAGAACTTACTAATACCCCAACAATAATCACACATACAGGTATGTTTGATACTGTTGATAAATTATACAAAAGTAAATCAGGAACAACCCAAAATGCGGCACCACCAGCAGAGGGGGGTGAACCACCTATGGGAGGGGGAATGCCACCTATGAGTCCTGATATGGGGGGAGGTTCTGATATGGGGGGTGAGGCACCACCACCATTACCGGAAAATAAAGAAAAAAATAATTTAAATATTTTGTTAGAAAGTGACGATTTCCACGAGGATTCTTACATTGATTTAGGTAAAGCGAGAAATTCTTTAGGTTCAATGGAAGATGCATTGAGCAAATTGTTAAGAGATTGATATTTATAAATAAAAACGATTATGAAATTTGGTTTATTAAAATCACAGATAGAAAATATGTTAATTGAATCATATAAAAATGAGTCAATGAAAAATAATATGTTTATTTTTAACGAGTTAGTTCTTAAAAATAAAAACATTAGTAGAGTGTTCTACTTATACGATGAATTAAATTCCAATAAAGGACTTAATGAGTCCGTTGCAGGTGAATTTGTGAATCAAAGCGTAATTGTTTATGAAAACTTAATCAATAAAATTAACCCTAAAGAATTGAAAGAAATTCAAATGTGGGTGGGACATATTCAGTGTGAGAATACTTACACATTGGTTGATGATTTATTCTCTAACAATGTGACGAATTTAGAATCTAAAATTAAAAGTAAAAA